TCACTGTTCATGCAGGGCGTGATCGGACGGGCGAAGATTCGTCAGTTGCAGAGGCACGAGAGCAAGGAAACGACGCCGGAGTTTCATGCGACTGACTACATCATGACGGCGCGGAACCATTTCTGGATCAGCAGGGAAGAGGCTGAGAGCCTTACTATGACCGAATTTGCCATGATGCTTAACGCCAAATACCCTGACCAGAAGGGCTTCACCAGGGAAGAGTATGACGCTGTTATGGACGATGACGATCGCCGTTGGCAGGAAATGATTGAGCGCGAAAAATCAGCAAGGAAAGCGACCTGAGTTAATAATGGATGTACCGTAATCGCCTGACCGGGCGTATGATGGCACGACAATAAAACTCAGGGGATAAGAGTGAAGAAAATACTTTTGGCTTTGGTGATTCCACTGGTTCTGGCTGGCTGCAAGCCGGGCGAGGAAAAGGCAATTTCGCTGGCACAATCTGAAGTGTCCGCCAATCTACTGGATCCTGACAGCGCACAATTCCGTAACGTGAAAGTCGTGAAGATGACAGATGCCGATGACGGTCATGTTAATGCTGTTGTTTGCGGGGAAATTAACGGAAAGAACGGTTTCGGTGCCTATGCAGGGTTCCATCCTTTCTTTGTTGAGCTGAAAATGAAATCGAAGGGGATGTTCTCAAAAGGCGTCGACTACACCCTTGGTGATCACTTCCTCAGTTCGAAAGATACGCCTCCACCACCGGCCTACACAGAACGATGCCAATAAACGACACGAATAACTAACCCACCACTCGGTGGGTTTTTTTATGCCCGGAGAAAACTGATGTCTGAGAAAGCAGGCGAGATTTATTACGACATCGAGGCCGATGTATCTGGCTTGCTCAAGGCGCAGGGAAAGGCCAATAAGTCTCTCGACTCCATCGGCAACTCGGCGACCAATGCAGCCAAAAAGATGGATGAGTTGCAGACGAATATCAACCGAGTCGCCGGGGCAATTGCCGCCTCACTCGTAGTTGACTGGGGTAAGGCGTTTCTCGTTGCTGCTGACAACATGAGCCAGCTCAACGCGCGTATAGAGAGGCTCACTGGTAGCGCAGCTACAGCCTCGCAGACTATGCAGAGTCTGATGCGTATCAGTTCGGCAACGGGTGGTTCGCTACAGGATACAGCGAAGCTGTGGGAGACTCTCAGCACGGCGTTGCGCGATACCGGAGCGACAAACGGCCAGATCATCCAGCTCACCGAAACACTTCAGAAAATAGGTCGCATTGGCGGATCCTCTTCCGAAGAAATGGCGAATGCTCTTCGTCAGTTCGGTCAGTCAATTTCATCCGGTACTGTCCGGGCGGAAGAGTTCAACTCTATCCTTGAGCAAATGCCGGAACTGGCGCGCCAGATTGCCGCCGGGATGGGTGTAAGCATCGGAGAGCTTCGTCAGCTCATGCTGGACGGGAAAC